CGAGCGCGACCCGCAGGGCGGTGGAGTACGCCCCTTCGCCGTTGTTGACGAGGGTGTTGCCGGTGTGGGTTCGGGCGGTGCTGGCGGTGCCGTTGGCCCAGATCGCGCCGACGACGAGCAGGTCTCCGACGGCGGGGGTCACCGACGCGGTGTCCGGCGCGGTTGAGGTGCCGGTGCCGCCTGCGGACAGGGTTGCGGTGGGGGCGCTGGTCAGGTCCGAGGACACGTCCAGGACCAGGGCCACGACGGCGTGGTTACCGGTGGACTGGGCGAACGTGACGGTGACCGAGGTCGGGTAGCCGGTGAAGCCGCGGCCCAGCCACAGCTCCAGCCGTTTGCTGCCGGCGGAGTTGATTGCGCCGATGCTGGCGAAGGTGCCCGACCCGGTGCCGGTCGCGATCGAGGAGACGGTTTTCGCTAGGGCGCCGGTGCCGGCCGCCAGCAGCAGCAGCGACCCGGGGGTCAGCGCCCGGGTGGTCACCGCCTGCGTGGTGCCCGAGATCGCCGAGGCGGTGGCGACCGGGCTGTGATCCTCGGCGAGCACCACCGCGGTCTCAGTCGGCGGTGACGGTCAGGTCGCCGATGGCGAACACGATCTGGTCACCGTTGCCGCCAGTCTTGGTCAGGTCGGTCAGCGGCCCGGGGACGATCAGGGTGCCGGCGGTGGCAGCGGTGAACAGTCCGAACGCGACGAACGCCGCGCCGGCCGAGACCGCGCCGGTGAACGCGGCCAACGTGACCGCCGAACTGTTCTGCACCTGCCCGGCGGCGGGGGTGCCCCACAGGCCGGCGGTGTTGATCCGGGCGTAGCCGCCGCCGGTGGCCTCGGTGCCGGCGGTGGCGTCGGTCGGGGCGACGGTGAACAGACCGAGCCAGGGGGTGTAGGGGGTGGTGGTGAAGATCGTGGTGGCCTGCCCGGTGAGCTGCTTGAGCAGGTCGATCTCGACGGCATCGGGCAGGCCGGCCACGGCGGTCTACTCCTCGGTTCCGCAGGCGACGACGCGGACCTTGCCGGCGGTCAGCGCCGCGGACAGGTTGATGTTCAGCACCCGGTCGACGGCGCCGGAGATGACTCCGTTGCCGAGGTCGATCCAGCCGGTGACGGTGCCGGCGTGGTACAGGGTGGCGACGTCGGCGGTGGCCGGGACGAACACCGTCAGGCCCAGACCGGTGGCAGTGGTGCCGTCGCGCAGCAGCACGTCGATCGCGGCGGCGGTCGCGGCGGCGGCGTTGGCCGGCACCTGGATCTGGAACCGCATCAGCCGGAACCGCTTGCCGGTGGCCGGCGTCCACAGCGCGGTGTCACCGGCGCCGGTGGCGGTGGCGGTCTTGACGACGTTCGGGCCGCGGGTGTGCTCCCAGCGGGTGCCGTTGAACAACGAGTTTCCAGGCATGGTGGGGCCTCTCTCCTGTTAGGACAGTGCCGAGGTGAACAGCGCGGGGGTGAGGGTGAAGCCGTCGCCGGAACCGAGTACCCGGGGGGTGAACGTGCCCCACTCCCACCGCTTCGGGGTGACGGCGGAGTCCCACACCTCGATCCCGGCCACGGTGGTGGCGGGCATGTTGGCCCAGACCACGTCCGCGTCGAGGGTGGCGGCGCCGGCCGCGGCGGCGGTGAAGGTGGCGTCCTCGCCACCGGCGGTGTAGCCGGCGCCGGTGCCGCCGCCGGCACCGGCGGTGACCTCGGTGCCGGCCGCGGACGCCGAGCCGTTGATCCGGATCAGCCGGATCGTCATCGGCGTGGTAGGGGCGGTCAGGGTGTCGACGCCGTGGATGACGTCGAGGAGTTCGTTGGCGCGGTTGACGTCCAGAGCCACGGGTCCCCCGGGGGTTGGGCGCCTACCCGGACACCGCCCACCGGGTTCCCCCGTGGTGGGACGGACGGCCGGTGTCCGGGTAGGACGGTCGGGTGGTTACGCGGCCGGCTTGAGGGTGGCGAACGGGTACGGCGTCTCGGTCTGCCCGAGCCCCAGCGGGGTCAGGATCACGAATCCGAACCGGGCCTTGACCCGCAATGCGAGCGAGTCCTGCTCCGCCAGGTTGTAGTCACCGACGGTCGCCTGATCGAGCATCTTGACCGTCAAGTCCTGCCGGACACCGATGATCGCCATGTTCGGGTCGCCGATGATGAGCTGGCTCAGGTCCCGGTCCCAGGCGCCGTTGGAGACGATGTCGTAGGGCACGCCGTAGACCGAGTCGCGGGTGACGCCCTCGCGGATCGCCTGGTAGATCGGCATCCCGTTGTCGTCGCGCAGCCCGCGCAGCTTCGGCTTGAGCGCTCGGCTGGAGTAGCCGTGGTCGGCGTCGAACCCGTCGTCCTCGACCAGCGCCATCGTCTGGTTGATGAGTTCGGCGAGGTCGCCGTCGGGGTAGTCGCCCGGGTCCAGCTCGTGGTTGGCGGCGACCGCGCCGCCGTAGATGCCGTCGGTCGGGAACGTCGCCGGGGCGCCGTCGCCGAAGAAGATCGCCTTGTCGATGGCCAGCCCGATCGCCTCCGCGACCCGGGCGCGGACGTCGGCCCAGATGTCCACGGTGGCGTCGTCCAGGACGTTCTCCGGGATGACCGCGATGGCCGCGATCTCCTCCGCGGTGATGTCCACCTCGTCGTAGCTGATCTTCGTGGTGGGCTTCTTGCTGGTGTCCGTGGACAGCCACTGCGCTTCGGGCAGCGACGCGAGTACCGGCATCTTGTGGGTCTTGGTGCCCATGTTCAGCTTGCGGAAGGTCCGCAGCGCGGTGCTGGCCTGGATCGCCGCGGAGATGACCTCCCGCGAGCGGGTTTCGACGATCACCGCGAGGGCGTCGTCGCGGTTGGTGATGGGGGTCGGTTCGGTCATGGGGTACCGGCTCTCCTAGGAGTGCGGAGGCCGACCGGTCAGCGCGTAGCGCAGGAGAGCGTTGGGGTCCTGCTCTGTGGGCGCGGGCTTCTTGGCGCCCTGGTCGGCGTGGTGGACGTGCTTGCCACCGCCGTCCGCGAGGAACGGGAACTCCGCCAGCACCGCATCGACCGCCACCTGCAAGGCGGCGGTGTCGACCTTGCCGTCCTCGCCGACGTCGATCTCGGTCAGCGGCAGGTGCGGCAGGACGAGCTTGGGTGCGACCACCTTGCCGGCGAGCAGTTGCAACGCCTCGGCCTTCACCAGGGCGCTGCGGTACTTCGTCGACCACTCGGCCTCGGCGGCGGTGCGGCCCTCGGTGCGGGCGGCGTCCAACGCGCGGTCGGTGTCGGTCTTGGTGGCCTCGCGGAGCTTCACCAGCTCGGCGTCACGCTCGCGCACCTGACGGCGGTAGCGAGCCGCCTCGCGGTTGGCGGCGGTGATGCGGGGGTCCTCTGTGGACGGCGGCGGGGTCGCCGGCTCCTGGCCGGTCGATTCCGGGTCGTCGTGCGGGTCGCCCACCGGGGGCGCGTCGTCAGGCACCGGGCCTCGTTCCTTGTTGCGCGGACAACCACGCGCCCGCGCCTGGCGGGTCACGTGGACAGGGAAAACAGGTCCGCTACTCTGCGTAGCCGGACGGGGGGAGAACGGGATCATGAGCAAAGGGCGTCGGCTGCGCGCGAAGCGGCTCGCCGAGACCGCGCACGCCAAGGTGATCCGGACGTACGACGCCTCGGTGATCGCGTGCTGCCCGGTCGACACGTCGACCCTGCCGAAGCTGAACGGGGTGCAGCCCCCGGAACCGAGCATCGAGCACTCGATCACCCGATGCGGCCCCTGCGGCGCCGACGTGTGGATCGGCCCAACGCAGGCGGAGATGGCGAAACTCGGCCATCCCGTGCTGTGTTACTGGTGTCTCGCACGGTCCGGACCGCTCGGCGACGTTCACACCCTCGACCCGCAGGCCGACGACACGCTACGACGCCGCGGGTAGGACGGGCTGCTGACCGTGGATGCCGTGTGGGTGCCGTTGACGAAACAGGAATGGGATGAGTTGACCGCCGGTGCGGTGGTCCGGATCGACGTTCAGGCGGACGAGGAACGGGGGACGCCGGGGATCGTGGTCATGATTGCTCCACCACGGGGCGAACGCCGCGGTTGACCTACGCCGCCGGGGCTCGCGGCTGCTGCTCGGGTGGGACCGACGCCGCCGCGGCGGTCGCGGCGTCCGCGGCGGCGTCGGCTTCCTCGGCCCAGCGGGCGGCCTCGGACGGGGTGGCCCCCCAGCGCTCCCACAGCACGCGGCGCGGGACGCCGAGGGTGGACATCTTCAACAGGGCATCGACGATCTCGCCCTCGGAGCGGGCTTCCACGTCGGCCCAGATCACCGTCAGCTCGGTGTCGTCGGCCAGCGCGTCGTCACCGGCCGCGCGGGCGGCCAGGCGGACCACGTTGCCCCACGCTTCGCCGTAGGTGGTCTGGCGTTCCTTGACCTTCTGCGACAGGCCGTACTCGGTGGCCCGCACCGACTCGCCGGAGGGGAACTGGCCCATGCCGCCGGTCAGGTAGTGCGGCGGGGTGCGGGACTGCGTCGCCAGCGCCTGCACGTCGGTCTCGATCGCCCGCAGGTAGGCGTCGCCGGTGGTGGCCGGGAACTGCCCGAACGCGGTCTCCGGTGACGTGCTGACCCACAGCCGGTCGACGGCGGCGTTGAACGGCTCCCGCGGCTTGCCGGTCTCCGGGTCGGTCGGCACGTCGATGCCGGTGACCCACTTCTGCGGGAACGCGCAGAATTCTTGGGAGACCAAGCGGTCGAAGGTGGTCTTGGTGATCCGGTCCTGGATCGGCAGGATCGGGGTGATCTCTGAGGTGTAGCCGCCGAGCAGGTCTGGCATGGTGGCGAACCGCACGAACGGGACCTCACCGAGCGGGTTGTCGACCAGCCAGCCGCCGTCGTCGCCTTCGGACCGGGGCAGCCACGACGCGGTCCGCGACACCGGCATCCGGGTGCGGGCGGTGTAACCGGCGGTGGTGTCCTCGCGGATCTCCGAGACGAACCGGTACACCGCCTCGGCGGTGTAGAGGGTGCCGTACAGGTAGCCGTCGCGGCCCAGCCACAGCTTGACCGCGGCCTGGCCGTAGTCGTCGCCGACGTTGGCGTACCGGACGTGCACCTGCGTCGGGTGCTCCCCGGTGACCCGGGCGCCGCCGTCGGGGGTGGGCCACACCATCGCGTAGCAGCAGCCGAGCTTCAACGCCTCGGTGTGCACCAGGACGCTGGCGGCGTCGAGGTTGTTCGCCTGCCACAGCGTCCACGCCCCAGCGTCCTGGTCGGCGTCGCGGGAGGACCGGATCGACCCGACCGCCAGCCGTTCGGCAACCACGTCGACCACCAGCCGGCACCAGTTGGACCGGGCCATCGCCATCAGGTCGGTGTAGGTGCGGGTCAACCGCGACGGTGCCATCGGCATCGGCGGGATGCCGTCGTA